GCAAAGATTATTGTGCCTCTTGTTGGTTTCTTAATCATACCGACATGACCATAGATGAATATGAAAGAAAGAATATAGATATTAACGAAAGGAAAAATAAAAATGATAAATCTTAATATTGTTGGACATAATACAAAAGGAGATAGAATTGATAATGATTTTTATCCAACTCCAGAAATAGCAACAAATAAATTATTAGAAAAAGAATTTTTTAAGGGTAATATTTGGGAATGTGCTTGTGGTGATGGTGCAATATCAAAAATATTAATTGAAAAAAATTACAATGTTTATTCTTCAGATTTAATTAATAGAGGTTATGGTGAATCAGGAATAGATTTTTTAAAAACAAATAAAGTTTTTGATAACATTATAACTAATCCACCTTTTAAATTATCATTAGAATTTGCTTTACATGGTTTTAAATCAGTAAAAAATAAATTAGTTTTATTTCAAAAATTAGTATTTCTTGAAGGTATTAAAAGAAAACAAGAATTATTTTCATTAAATAAACTTAAAAACATTTATGTAATCAGTAATAGATTAAAATTTAAAGGATATAAAACAGGTGGTTTAATGTGTTTTGCTTGGTTCGTATTTGATGTTAATTACAATGGCAAACCTACAATTGATTGGATATAAATATGAAAAAAATTAAACTAGAAGCTAATGACATTGAATTAGCTTTAAATACATCTAGTAAAAGATTTATTGGTAATATTAGAATGGGTAAGGGTTTCTCCTATGGTTATCAAGGGGACTATAAAAAACAACTTGGTGATTCTTTTTTAGGTGCTTTAGGTGAATTAGCTTATGCTAAATCCATGAATCAATTTTATAATGGTTCTTACTCTGATGACAAACAATTTTATTCAGACTCAGACTTTCAAAACAATATAGAAATAAGATGCCAAGAAAGAAAAGAATATAATTTTTTACTTATAAGACCTGGAGAGAAAAAAGGAAAATATATTTTAGTAATCCATGAAGGCGATTATGAATTTTCTATATTAGGTTGGTTTCCATTTATTAATGATATGCCAGAACGATTAACTAACTTTGGTTATCAAAATAGACCTGCTGTTTACAAAGTAGATATAAAAGAATTGTATAATATTAATGACCTCTAAGATTGTATTAAACTGCGTACAGTTTATTGACAAAATTTGTATTAATTAATAAAAGGAAATTATGAAAGTTATAGGAACAGAATGGAAAAAAAAAGAAGAAGGTGGAATGTTTACAGCAGACCATTTATCACCAAGTCAATTAAATTTAAATATAGATCAATGGCATTATAATTATAATGTTCTTACAGCAGCAGAAAGAAAAGCATTAATAGCAAATTTAAAAATGGAATTTGGAGGTATGGCAGGTCAAGCTATGCAAGATATGATTCAATATGATTTAACTTTAGAAGAAGTTATGCAAGGAAAGAAAAAATGACAGACGCAATAATGATGCAATTAGCAAAGTTACAAACAAGAGTTCGAAATCTTGAAGAAGATAATAAAAGATATACTAAAAAATTAATTGAAAGAGATGAGCAAATAGAATCTTTAAAAAAAGAAATAAGAAAACATGAGCTTAAAGATGAAATGATTGCTAAGAATAAAAGTTATTTAGAATTAAAAGCACAGAAAGATATTGAACAAATTGAAGAAAACAAAAAACTACAAGCGAAAGGAAAAACAGATGAAACTAAAACAACAAGTAACAGAAGAAAAAAGTAAGGGTGGCTTTAAAGAACGCAGACAACAATGCTTGGATGCTTTAATAAATATCCCAACTGTAAATATTAAAGGTAAAAAATATTCTACAGTAAATGAAAGACACAAACATTTATTACAATATTTTCCAGAGGCTAGATTTAATGAGGAAATATTATTCCATGATGCCGATAGAGTTATTGTAAAAACAGAACTTTATATTGGTGATGTAATTTACTCAGTTGGAACTGCTGAAGAATTTCGTAATTCATCATTTATTAATAAAACAAGTGCATTAGAAAATTGTTCTAGTAGTGCTTTAGGTAGATGTTTAGCTGCCTTTGGATTATCTGGATCTGAATATGCTAGTGCTGAAGAATTAGTTAATGCTCTTAACAATCAAAATACAAATACCAATAAACCAGTTTCAATTAAGGATGAGATTAAAAAGCAAACAACTGAAACCAAGTTGACAGCTTTATTCACCAATTGGAAAAAGAATGGCAATTCAGATGAAGAAATTGAAAAGTTATTCGAACAACAACAACAATTAATAAAGAAAAATGGAGGACAAAATAATGTCAACAAATGGTAATGCAAAACAAAAGGATTTCGTATTGTTTCCTTTCGATTCTAACAATGAAAAAGCTATCAAAATTGCTTTCTCAGGTAATGTAACTTTAGACAATAATAATAAAGGTACGATACTTGGAGTCAAAGGTGTATCAAAAGATGGTAATTCAAAATTTGTAAGAGTATTTGCTCAAATTGGAGTGCTATTTAAATCTGAAGATGGAAAATTTACTGGTGAAATGAATTATCCAGATGCTGGTGGACATAAATCTTTAATAGGTTGGTTAAATGATGAGGGGACTATTCTTTCAGGATATAAGAATGATCCTAAACCCAAACAAGCTAAACCACAAAGTAAAGAAATTCCATTTTAATTGATAAAGTATTTTTATCTATTTATGATTTTTGTTAATGGAGAAACTTTCATTTATAAAGCTCCCTTAAGCTCCATGACAAAATGCGACCAGGTTATTGAGGAAATCACTCAAACATATCCTGGTCGTACTGGAATATTTTATAAAGGTAAAAGAGTTCAAGTATATTGGTGCAAGGATAATAAAGGTAATTATGTCGGATAATGTAAAATTTATAAGCGAACTAGAAAGATTATTAAATCAAAAACAAAATGATTATGGAGATTTTGACCATACCTCCTATGTAATGGTAGGAATTATGGAAAAGTATCTATCTATTCATAACAATCAAGATGTTAAAATACCTTTAAAGTTTTTTGGAATCTTTATGATTTTTTTAAAACTTTGGAGAGTTATGCAATCAGAAAATTATAAAAAAGATTCTTTTGATGATATTAATGGTTATGCAGAATTATTAAGGAGGTTAGTGATTGATGAAAACTCAAGTAAATAAAAGAGGATTAAGACCTATGACTCCTAAGATGGACAAGCTATTGCAATTTATTAAAAATTACAATAAAAAGAACAATTATAGTCCGACTTTTTCAGAAATGGCAAAAGAGTTGGGATATAAAAGTAAAAATTCGGTTTCTTCTTTGATAAAGAAACTAGAGGAACGAAATGAGCTTAAAAGAGATTATGCTGGTTACAGTAGAAATGTAAGTGTAAATGAAAAAAGTTGAAAAAATGTCTATTTACCAGTTTGAAGCTCAGTTCAAAGAAATTTTTGATGGTGCTACAATTGAGGAAGCTACTCAAAAAGCACATGAATCAAAAAAACCTGGAGATGCTGCTGAAATAAATATCACCGATAGCAGGATGTCTAAGGTAAATATCAAACTTATCGGTGATATGGAAAACGATGGCTCTAAGCAATAGTAACATTAGGCTATACGCAAAGTTGGATAAAGTACACAAGAAGATCATGGGTGCTAAAGATGGTAAGGGAAGACAATGCGTAGATACTCTGCAAGACTTCAAAGAATACAATCAATTATTCAGAAGAATAGTTCAAGCAGAAAATAAGGATGCCTTATTTCTATATACTTAATTAAGTATATATCAAAAGTTGTTAAAATTACTTAGGGATACTATACTCTAAATGAAAGGAAACATGAAAATATCAAGAGAATACAAAAGAAACTTAGAAGAAGATAATTGGTTTTATATTGAGCTAGGTAAAAGATTAAAACAAGCTAGATATACTAAAATTAATGAGTTTACCGGTAAGCAATATGTAGTTACCCAAACTGCTGTAGCTAAAAAAATAAATACTACATTCCAACAAATTCAAAAATATGAGAAAGGTGTTAATAGAATACCTGTAATCAGTTTAATTAAGATTAGTAATTTTTTGAAAAAACCTTTGTCTTATTTTTTAGATGTCTACAAACATGAGGAAGACATTCCTAATAAATTTAATTTAGCTTTTCAAAGTGAGGTAGAAAAAATACAGGAGCAAGAATAATGTTTGTTCCAATAATAGAAAAGTTAAAAAAAATAAATCCTAACTTAGATCAAGAAGAAGAATTTGAACATTATTGTCAAATCTTACCTAAGATGATTGCTAATGGTCATGCAGCTCACCAAACTATTCCAGGATATAAAACTACTAAGCCAGAGATAGAGGCTTTTAGGTGGTTCGATGGTATATCAATCCCAGTACATGGCTATGTAGATTTAAAAGGAGATAACGTTATTATTGAAGATAAATGTAAATTTCCTAGAAGGGGTAGACCAAAGAAAGATGGCACTAGGTCTTGGCTAACCTCTAAACTACCGGAGAATGAACCAGAACCTTACAATCTTTTGCAAGTAGATTTTTATTATTCTGTATTTAAAGTGCCAGTTTATCTTTGTTATATTAATGAGGAGTCTTACAAGGTATTTCATGCAGATAATTGCGAAAGTCTAAAACCAGAAAACATTGAAAGAAGAATACCTAGAATTATCCAAAGATGTAAAGTAAGGCAAAATATAATGAC